GAGGAATGCGCGGCATTTCCTTTTGGAGATCACGATGACCTCGTAGACTCAATGACACAAGCATTAATGAGATTTAGACAGGGCGGCTTTATTGAGCATCCCGAGGATTATAAGGATGAACCTGTAATTCATAACGACAAGGAGTATTACTAATGGCAAATCCACAAAGAGTTGCGGCTCTAGGAATGAAAATTTTAAATATCTTGAAAGGGATGGGTATGTCTCCAAGATTTGGTATGATGACTAAAGTAAGTAGAAATCCTGAATTTAGAAATTTATATAACGCAGATTTAACTTCCCCTGAAATTTTAAGAAAAGGTTTAGGAGATGTTGAAGATCCAGAACAATTAAAAAAATTAGTTAGAATGGATTCTGATTTTCTTCCTCAAATTAGAAATGAAAAAGAACTAGAAACTTTTTTAAATAATCTACAATTTTTAAAATCTACTTATCCAGAAACATTTGCAAAACCGCAAGTAGTCACAGAAGCAAAGACAGGGATTAAAACTTTAGTGGATGATGTGAATGAAAAACTTCAAGGTAAAAAATCTATGGAAACTGTTAATCCTAAGACAGGAGAAGTTACTTCTCCAAAAGAACCAGTTACTATTACAGAAAATAAATCAAGACAACTTACGAAAGATGAAATTGAAGATTATGAAGAACTACTTGGAGATTCAGAAACTTGGATGTCAGAAGGAACTGTTGGAGAAGCAGAGAAAGCTTTAAAAAGAAGTAAAGCTGAAGAAGCATATTATCGTGGACAGTATTTAACAGGTAAATTAGATCCTGTAGCAGGTGAAAAAACTCAAAGTCGTATGGATTTTTTAAGAAAAAAAGTTGAATACGCAGAAGATGTAAAAGATAGAAGATTGATTACTATAGATGAAATAAATGAATTAGATGAATTAGAAAAAATATTTGAACCACGTAGTTCAAGTAGTATAAATATATCAGATCCTAAAACTGCAGAAGATTTTACAAACTTTGCAAGACAGAATGATCCGGAAGGATTTAAAAAAATTCAAAAGATAACAGATGATATTAATAACAAAAATATTTTAGAAGATTTTGATGTTAAAGATAGAGAACCAAATGCTAAAGGTGGAAGCGTTGGGAATCTAACTTACAAGAAAATGTTTGGTGATCTAGATAAGACTTTAAATAAAGGTTTAGGAACAATGTTTAAAAAAAGGAAACGATAATGGCTTATAAAGGACAATCTTTAGAAAAAGATTTAAATGAAATTAAAAAATTATATCTTCAAGGTCAAAGCACAATAAGTTTAACAAAAAAATTTGTACCAGGAGCACAACGATCTTCTACAACATTAGAGAGTGCTATTAAATCTATGAAAGATGGAACTGCACCAGTAAAAATTACAAAAGCAGAATTAGCAAGACGACCTAAAATAATTGGAAAAAATCAACAAGGTCTTTCTAAACAAGAACAAATATTAACTACTCCAAAATTAAAAAAAGAATTTATTGAATATGCAAATTCACCTGGTGTTACAATAAAAGATATAAGAAAAAAATATGGAATAAAATCTTTGTATCCAGAAAAAAGAAGCCCTGAAAAAGAAACATTAAGAGATTTAATTACTAAAGAAGTTCAACTTGGTAGACAAGATGTTGATGTAGGTGTTACAAAAAACATGGAAAGATTACAAAATTATTTATCAAGAGTTGAAATACCAGAAGGAAAACTTCAATCTGGAATACCTGAATATGAAAAACTAATAAAAAAATCTGGTTTTTCAAAAAATGATTTTAATAGAGTTATAACTCAATTACAGTTGTATTATGCAAATCCAGGAGAAAAAAGAAATTTAGAAATAATTCCAGAAGTTAAAAAGATTATAAATAAATTTCCAAGTCCAAGATACAATAGAGAAATATTAAGATCACTAGGTTATAGTAAAAAAACTACTGATGTATTAGACAATGTTGAAAAAGCAGCACAACAAGTTACAGAAGCAGGAACTGTATTAGAACATGCTTTACCAAAAGCTTTTATTAAAGAACTTCGTTTACCTAAAAAATATTATTTAGTAGGTGAAAGAACTACTAATTTTTTAAACCAATTTAAAACTCAATTTGATAATCAAATGTTAACGGCAGCTAAAAATTTTTCTTTAATAGAAAATCCAACTAGACAAGATTATTTAGATTATAAAGATGAAATAAATAAAATAAGAAATATAGTTGCAAAAAAAACTGGAGGATATGAAATAGGATATGTTGATTTTGTTGATGGAAAACCTGTTCCAGTTACCTCACAAAAATCTATTTTAGAAGGAGAAGGAGATTTTGGACCTAGAACAACTGGTATAAAAAATTATTTTAAAAATGCTTATTATCACAATAGACTTTATGAAAATTTTAAAAAAAATCCAAATGATCCTGATTTTGGAACTTTAAGAGTAGAAGTTAAAAAAAATAAATATCCTTTTATAAAAGAAATAGAAGCAGAAAAAAATTATAATTTAATAAAAGATTTAAAAACTCCTGAAGAGTTTATAGACATTTATAAAAAAAATCCTAATGATTTATTTATAAAAAGTTTAGCAACTGCAACAGGAAGAAGATCTAATTTAGGATCTTATTTATCTAGTTTATCTAGATTTGGAAAACCCGCTGCTGCAGGAGCAGGTTTACTTACTGCTATGACAGCTGCTTTATCAGCAAAAGAAAAATCTCCCCCGATCCAAGACACAGAGACCGCAATGCAAGACCAAGTAGTAGAAGGTCAAGCACCAGAACCTAAACTAGCTGAACAAATTAAATATGACTCCTATGCAGGATTTGTTAAACAAGATGATCCAAATGTAAAAGCATCTCAATCGGATGTTTTATATTGGATCGCGGATAATGAAATACCAGAAGAAGTAGCAGACATAGGTAAGATGGTTGGTCAAGTAGGTGCAACCATTGGAGGAGCGACAGTTGCTCTTGGTTTACCTGATGTTAAAAAAACAATTGAGGAAAGAAAAGCTATTGGTAAATCTCCAATAACAGGAACTCTTGCAAAAGGATTTTATAGATTAGGAAGTCCACTTGCTACCGCTGCATTTACAGCACCACAAATATTGGACGAAGAAACAACTACAAAAGATATAGTAACAGATCCATTAAATTATTTGGGACTTGCAACAATGGAAACTTTAGGAAAAAGAGCAGGAACAATTGCAGCACCAACAGCTGCGAGAGCGCCTGGTATTTTAGGATTTGCAAAAGACTTTGGATCTTTAAAAAATGTAGGAGAAGCAATTCCAGGTAAATTAAGCACAGCTTTAAGATTAGGTTTAAGTCCAAGAGTTATTGCTGGGGCTTCTAGATTTTTAGGTATTCCAGGACTTGTTGCATCTGGAGCGTATAGCTTATATGATTATCTATCTAACAAGGAATCTGAATAATGGATCGTAGAACTTTATTAAAAATAATGGGAGGTATCGCTGCATTACCTGCTTTAGGAAAAGCAATTAAAGGTGCTGGTATTAAAGCTACAAAAGTTGCTGGGAAAGTTTTACCTAAAGTTCAAGGTATGCCTGAATGGTTTTCACCACTTGTAAATAAAATTATGAAAGAAGGAGTTGATATATCTCCTGCAGTAAAACGAGTTGAAGATATGACTACTGTTAAAAAATTAGAAATACCTTCAGAGACCGGTAAACCAAATACAATCACACTTACACAAAATAAAATAACTGGAGAAATTTCTATTGAATCTAATTATGGTGGAATAGGAGACACACCTTTTGAGTTAAATTACCGACCACCTAAATCAGATATTAATATAGAAACAGGTAAAGAAATAAAATCTCCAGGTAATTTTTCAGTAATAGAAAATAGACCAAGACCAACTAGAGAACCAGGAGATTTTGAATTTGATTATGATAATTTTGATATAGATAGTGCTTACAGTGATGTTGAAAGATTAGAAAAAATTGCAACTGGAAAAATAAAAGATGTAAAAAAAATTGAACAAAGAGCAGCAGGTAGAAAGAAGGTAGAAGAATCTCCTTATGATGATATTATGGATAGATACCCAGATCCAGATATGGGTGACTATGATTTTGCAGATGGTGGATTAGCTAGTTTTGCAAATGGTGGATTGACAAAAACAGTTCCACCTGCTAAAGGTCCTGACTCACAAGGTGTTGAAACATTATTCAGAAGAAGGTATAGTTAATCATGGCAGAAATTGATAAGTCATTACCCAATACAAAAACTACTATTGAAATTCCAGGTCAAGCTGAAATAGAACAAACTATTCAAGAAGAAATACAACCTACAGATTCTCCTGTTGAAATTAACATGAGTGAAGATGGTGGTGCGGAAATTTCTTTTGATCCAAGTGTTGCATCTATTCCAGGAGGAGAAGATCATTACGCAAACCTTGCAGAGTTTTTAGATGAAAGTATTTTAACAGACATTGGATCTGAATTAGATGAAAAATATAATGATTATAGATCTTCACGCCAAGATTGGGAAATGGCATATACAAATGGTTTAGACCTATTAGGATTTAAATACGAAAAAAGAACAGAACCATTTAAAGGTGCATCAGGAGTTACACATCCAGTTCTTGCAGAATCAGTAACACAGTTTCAAGCACAAGCTTACAAAGAATTGCTTCCCGCGGACGGGCCTGTGCGAACACAAATTTTAGGTTTAACTGATCGTAACAAAGAAGATCAAGCGATGCGAGTTAAAGAATTCATGAACTATCAGATTATGAACGTCATGAAAGAATATGAACCTGAATTTGATCAGATGTTATTTTATTTACCACTATCAGGATCTACCTTTAAAAAAGTTTATTATGATGCACTTCTTGGAAGAGCAGTATCTAAATTTATTCCGGCTGAAGATTTAATTGTTCCTTATTCAGCAACTTCTCTTGAAGATGCAGAAGCAGTTATTCATGTAATTAAAATTTCTGAAAACGATTTACGTAAACAACAAGTTAGTGGTTTCTATAGAGATGTGGAACTTGGACAACCTCCATTAAAAGAAGATGAAATTAAAAGTAAACAAAGAGAATTAGAAGGTGTTAGAGTTGAAAAACAAGAAGACATTTATACTTTATTGGAATGTCATGTTAATTTAGATTTAGAAGGTTTTGAAGATAAAGATCCTCAAACTGGTGAGCCCACAGGTATTAAACTTCCATACGTTGTAACTATTGAAGAATCTTCACGAGAAGTTTTATCTATCAAACGTAATTATAAATCAGACGATCCATTAAAAAATAGAACAAATTACTTTGTACACTTTAAATTTTTACCAGGACTTGGATTTTATGGATTTGGATTAATTCACATGATTGGTGGATTATCAAGAACTGCAACAGCAGCTTTAAGACAATTATTAGATGCAGGAACTTTAGCTAATTTACCATCTGGATTTAAAATGCGTGGTATTAGAGTTCGTGATGATGCACAACCTTTACAACCTGGAGAATTTAGAGATGTAGATGCACCTGGAGGTAATTTAAAGGATGCATTTATGCCATTACCATTCAAAGGACCTGATCAAGTACTATTACAATTAATGGGTATTGTAGTAGATGCAGGACAAAGATTCGCGAGCATTGCTGATGCACAAGTTGGAGATATGAACCAACAGGCAGCGGTGGGAACTACTATGGCATTACTTGAAAGAGGATCGCGTGTGATGTCTGCAATTCATAAAAGAATTTATGGAGCACTTAAAAATGAATTTGAATTACTAGCAAATGTATTTTCAACTTATTTACCACCTGTTTATCCATACGATGTAGTAGGTGGACAAAGACAAATTAAACAAACTGATTTTGATGATAAAATTGATATTTTACCAGTTGCAGATCCAAATATATTTTCACAATCACAAAGAATTAATTTAGCACAAACACAATTACAACTTGCTCAATCTAATCCACAGATACATGACATCTATCAAGCATATAGATCAATGTATGAAGCGATTGGAGTTAAAAATATAGATTTAATTCTTCCATCACCAAAACAACCTATGCCAATGGATCCAAGTTTAGAACATATTACTGCAATGGCAAGTCAACCTTATCAAGCATTTCCAGGACAAGATCATAAATCTCACATTGAAGCTCATTTAAACTTTATGCAATTGAATATGGTTAAAAATAATCCTGCAACTATAATGTCTATTCAAAAAAATATACTTGAACACATATCAATTATGGCTCAAGAGCAAGTTCAAATAGAATTTATACAAGAATTACAACAATTACCTATGTTGCAACAGCAAGCACAAATGAATCCACAAGCTGTTCAACAAATTCAGAGCATAACTGTTCAAATTGAATCAAGAAAAGCTCAATTAATAGCTGAAATGACTAAAGATTATGCTGATGAGGAGAATAAGTTGATTGGTCAATTAGATTCTGATCCACTTTTAAAGTTAAAATCACGTGAAGTTGACTTAAAAGCTATGGAAAACGAGCAAAAACGTAAAGAAGCTGAAGAAAGACTTAATTTAGATAAGTTAAAAGCTATGATGAATCAAACAAATCAAGAAAATAAGCTTGAACAAACCGAAGAATTAGCTAAACTACGTGCCGGAGTAAGTCTTGCAAAACAAGGCGTCCAACAAATGAAAATAAGAGGAATGTAACATGAAAAATGATCAGAAAAAAATTGGTAAGGTGATGAGAGAATTTAAAAGAGGAGAACTTAATATAGGTCAATCTTCAAAAAAAGTTAAAAACCCAAAACAAGCAATTGCAATTGCTTTATCAGAAGCAGGTCAGTCTAGAAAGCCAATGGCAAAAGGTGGTTCAGTAAATGGTACGTCAAGATCAGAGTATGGTAATCTAGTAGATCATTCACAATTTTTAAATAGTGATGGTTATGCACAAGCAGTTGATGTTGAAGTTTCTAATCCACAAGAAACACAACTTGAACAAGTTGGTGGACAAAGAAGAATGCTA